TGCTTCAACTGTAATCTATCTAGCAACCGTCTGGTTATTCTACAACGTGCTACAGCATTGAGTGAGGAAGAAAGGTTGCAAATTCCCTGCATCATACCTATGACAAGACCAAATGTTACCTCTCCAGTTGCTTTGAATTGTTCTATAATCGACAATTGGAAAGGATCCGCTTTGGATGCATCAAATGTGCTAGACCACGATTTAAATATTTCTCTTGGGAGTTCAATTCTCTTATCCATCATCCTAAGGGAATTAAAGAGAACAAGACGAAATATCTTAACATCAATACTTTCTAGAATAGGCCTCATAAGGAATATAAATTGCAATACGTTACTCGATGGACCCCACCTAGTGTGATCTTGGTTTAAGAAGAAAGCTTTATATCGATATTCTGCTTCATCGGCATTTTTCTCGACAACATAATTTCTGTTGATGAATTCATTTGTCTTCCGCTCCTGAGTGAAGTACTTCGATGCTGATTTTGTAATAGTCTCTTCTTCTAAACATTTACAAATAGATTCAGCAACCCTCTCTATGAAGAAATTACTGATTCGTGTCTGGAAATCCTGAATAGCTATTTCTCTACCACCTCTTCCCCACTGGTTCTTAGGAAATAATGTAAAATAACATTGGAACCAATCAGTTAAAGTATTCGAAATTAAAGAAGAGATAGAAGTGTTGTTAGAATCATGAACATAGTCTACTGTTCTAACTATTGCTTTTGTTTTCATATCGCAAATAGCATCTTTTAAATCTGCGCAGCCGTTAAGCCATTCATACTCTTTAGCACGACCTTTCATAACGGTTCGATGTGTTTTGGGCACTGAGTTGATTACCAATCTCTCTTCCTTTGCATAAGTGACCACCCCATCTATTAACCGCTTAACCCTAACTGTTTTCTTCAGTGATGTTTCATATTCTTCTTTGAGAGTCATGGATAGACGATCTTTTACCATAGATTTGTTGGTTGCAAATTCAGATACTGATGCCGACAATTTACCAGTGATGATATCCTTCTTAATTTTAGAAATAGGAACACTATCTCTCAGCATCTTCCCAACATAGTCAGATGCTTTAGCTGAAAATGTAGTTAAGCCTGTTCCTGTCAGCACTTTCAAGTTAAAAGGATCTGATTCAGAAAATCCACGAACCAAAGAAGCATCTGTCTCATAATTATTGTAATACTTAGAAGATGATTCAGTCAGTTTGTTAAATGCCGCTGCCATAGCATGGTACCTATTCCTTGTCTCCTTTGAAACAGCTGAGTAAATATAACATTCGATAAGACCCTCATCAATACCAGTGTTAACACCTGGCCCAAGTAATCGAGTAAATAGAGCTTT